TTTTCATTGCATGCACACGCCGAAATCGCGGAGCAGCTGCCGGTAGTCCATCAGCACCTGCACGGTCACACCCAACTCCACTGCCATCATCCACGTGTTGCCCTCGTACACCGTCTCGGCCATGCCGTAATCCACTGGCGAGATCAACGCCAACGCCGTCTCCCTGCGACACCGACGCTCGCATTTGGCCCCGTATCGTGTACCGCAGCCGGGGTCATGGTGTCTGGCGTGGATGAGTTCGTGGCACAAGGTGCAGCGGCGTTGGAATCCGGCCAGTCGTTCGTCGAGGATGATGAGGCGGAGCGGATCGTAGTAGAGTCCGCACCTGTCTCCGGCCAGCCGGCGTTCCTCCACTCGCACGCCCAGTGTCTTCGCCCAGGACGTCAATGTGGCGTCGTTCACCGTCCAGTTCCGTCCAATCCCTTGGCGAACCTGTCGAAATCGCTTTCTCGTGCCGCATCCCACTTGTGGAACTCGTCGAGGGCCTTGCGTCTCATCTGCTCGTGTCCACGGTTGCCTTTGCCTTCCAGCAACGGCATGCTTGTCTCCTTCCGATTCCACAACCATCTTGTTGACGTCAACAAAATGGTCTGTTGTTGATGTTTCCAACGGTTTTGAACTATTCGGTTATTTCTAATAGTTCAATCCGCGTATGATGCGCGCAGACCCAGTTCCTTGGCGCTCCCGCCTTGAGCGGCTTGCTGAGCCTATCGCTCACTGCTTGGCGGTCTTCACCACTGTGGTGGTGCCCATCGCGGTGGTCTCCCAGCTGACGCCGTCCGCCTTGGTGTAGGTGAAGTCCTTGGTGGCGTCCTGCGAGCCGAGCAGGGACGCCTGCATCGCCGCGGTGTCTCCCTGGCTCGTCCACTTCCAGTCACCGGCCTTGTCCGGCGCATTGTAGGAGCCCTTCCAATACAGGCTCTTCGTATCGCCGTTGTCGCTGACCCACTGGACGGTGATCGTGTCGGCCGTGATCTCGGCCTCCATCCAGGAATCCGTGCTGCCGGAGTTGGTCTGCTTCCACGTGCCGGTCAGATCCGCAGGCTGTTCTACCGGCTTCTTCTCTGCCGGCTTCTTCGTCGTCTGCGATTGGCTCGTGCTGCCGGCGTCGGCGGTTTTGGCGTCACTGGCGTTGCCGCATGCGCCAAGCCCGAGAATGAGCAGACCGGCAACGGCCGTTGCGATTGTCTTCCTGTACATGGTTTCCTTCTTTCCTTGGTTGATTTGCATTAAAAGTTCAATCTCTTGGCGTTTCGGCTTCGAGAGCCTTGTTCGGATCCTTGCTTGCGGCCACGCCGAAATCCTCCGGACGGGAAGCGATGCGATCCACCAGATCATCCGTGAGCCGAAACTCGCGCTCGCGGGCGGCGTAGGCTCGTGCGGCATCGCTGCCCAGGGCGCGGGTGTAGATGTCGAGGCTGGTGAGCCCGAATGTGGAGGCGATATGCTCCACATCTGACGTATTCAACGGCGCCTCATAGCGCATGCGCATGTACCAGTAGTTGTTTCCTAATCCGCTAGCAGACAGGAATTCTTTAATGCCCATACCGCTTGCCGAGAGCAAATCTCGGCAGATGTCAATGATCTTGCGGCTGTCTTCGGTGACTTCATTTTTTGCTTTGTATGCCATACACCCATATTACGAATATGGGTAGAAAATGTAAAGATTACCGACTTTGGTAATCATATAATTACCGAAGTCGGTAAATTAAAGGTTGTCGCAAGGGAACGGACCAACCAGGAAAGGAGCGGCAACCAATGAGCGAAACGGAAACCATCGCAAGGAATCTCAGCGGCGAGCTCGCACGGCACCGCAAGACACAGGCCGCGCTCGCCAAGGAACTCGGCATGAGCGAGAAAACCGTCAGCGAACGACTGCGAGGCAAAGGAGCATTCGATACCGAGCAACTCGAGAAAGCCGCCGGAATGCTCGGCATGAGCCTCTACCAGCTCATGATCAAACTCCTCCAGCCAATCGACGGCATCAAACAGATCAAGCCGTGAGCAGCGCTCGCCGACGGAAGCAATCGAAAGGAAGGTGTTCTCACATGGAAACGATAGCGACCTGGTTCTCCATCGCCTGCGCGGTGGTGAGCGTCATCACGATCTTCATCAATCTGTGGCTCAACAGCTAACGACGTAACAGAAACGCGTCATGGGAATGCATGACCACCAATGAAAACGATTCTAAGGGGAATCCGAAATGAGGAAGATGAAGAGATCCGATGTCCGCGAGTGGATTCCAGGTGAACCGCTTGAACGGGTCGACTTCGGCAACGGTTGCACGGGGATGGATAAGAGCATTCCTAAGGAACCCGGTCAGGTGGGCGATTTCAAGCGTCTCATCTGGAAATGTCGTGCCATCGAAGCGGACGGAGGGCCATGCCTTGATGTGCTTCCATCCGAATACTGGATCGATGACGTGAAGCAGGCCGGCTACTACGACGTGCTCACCTGCACGTCAAACTCAGGACCATACCGATTCGATGACGCGTGGACCTATCTCAATGGAATCAATGCTGGGTGGCATCTCGCCCGCAGGAAGCGTCACTCCGGCTTATACGCGATCTTGCGCAGCCTTGCGGACAAGGCCACGCAGGCCCTGAAGGAAAAATCATGATTGCGAATCTGGCTTTCGGACTATGCGTCTGCTCACTGGTCGTCATTTCCATCCTGATCGGCATGAGCATCCTGCTCGATGTGTTGCTCTGCGCCGGCGGGGAAGTGGCTGAATTGCTTCTGATGCCGTTCTTCACGGTTGCATGCGGCTTCCTGTTCTTCGGGTGGCCAATGGCTTACGGGCATGGAGGAATTGTAAGGAGCATCATTCTGATGGCCATTACTGCTGTGACCGACATCGTGGCAGTGGTCGAACTGATTTTGTCGGTCATCGATTCCGTCGCAGGAACGAGATCGCGTTCCGCTTCAATCGGGAAAGCCTATGTGCAAGTCGGGTCTCGCGGAAATGCGTCAGCCGATACAAGGTCAGATTCATGCCGCGATCATGCTCCGGCTCCGGCAGGGGCTTCCAAGGCTGACGGTCGATCTTCCCCTGTATGCGGATGCGAAGGTACACACGCCTGTCCAGGCGCGTTGGCTGGAGCGTCCAGTGGATCACGAGAGCCACGTCATCGGAATCCACCCATACCGCAACCAGAACCGTCTCGCCGGGAGCGACGACATGAACGTTCGGTGGTTCCACGGCGGTGCGGTTGATTCCGTTGTCCTGGACGGTAACGATTGCGGCTTCTCCGCCATCAACCGTGAACGACACGTTGAATCCATCGCCGTCCCCGTCGTTGAGAACGCTGAAAAGCCTATCCGGGGTACCACGGCCGTTATGAGGCGTCCACGATTCCAATCCATGCATGAACATGGCCTGACCGACATCGTCATAAACAGTAGCGAACCATCCGGCCTGCCGCCGGTTGCGGTGCGGCCACCACACGCTCACGACAGCGGATACGACTGCGATGACAGCCGAAGCCCAAGTCGCCCAATCGCCAATTTCAACGGAAGAAAACATGAGAACGATTCTAAGGAGAATCCAATGAACAATGAAATCCGGAAGTTCGACTTCAAGGGAGCGGCATTGCGCACCTTGACCGACGAGGCGGGGGAGCCCTGGTTCGTCGCCAAGGACGTATGCGACATCCTCGAACTCACCAATCCGGCGGTTGCATTGCAGTCCCTCGATGATGATGAAAAGACAAACCTAAGTAATTCTTATGTTTGGGCAGAGCCTGGAAGAAGGCCTCTCATCATTAGCGAGCCTGGCCTATATCGTCTGGTCATGCGCTCGCGGAAGCCGGAGGCGAAGGAGTTCCAACGCTGGGTGACTCACGAGGTGCTTCCTCAGATTCGCAGGACCGGCGGCTACATCCCGACGTCCGAGTCGGATTCGGATGAGGACATCATGGCCAGGGCCGTGCTCGTCGCACAGAAGACCATCGAACGCAAGAACCAGCAGCTTCAAGCCAAGGACGCACAGATCAAGGTGTTGGAGCCGAAAGCTCGGTTTGCCGACGCGGTCGCCGCGTCCGACGGCACGTGCCTGGTTGGCGAGCTCGCGAAGATGCTCCGGCAGAACGGGATGGACATCGGCCAGAACAGACTGTTCCGTCTTCTTCAGGCTGACGGGTATCTCGGCAAGTCCGGTTCGAATCGCAACGTGCCGACACAGCGTGCGATGGACCTCGGCCTGTTCCGTATCAAGGAGACCACCGTCACCCATGCGGACGGGCATACCACGGTCAGCCGCACTCCGAAGGTCACGGGCAAGGGGCAGCGCTACTTCATCGACCGATACTGGGGTCGCGCTCAGCCGACGTTGGAAGCGGGTGCGTGATGGACAGGAACACGCAACGGGCATTGCTTTCCGCGTTCGATGATCTGAGGAACGGACTCTTCACCGCGACGCAGCTGAATACGAGCGTCGACCTCATCGATTCGGCTTTCGTCAGGTCTGCGATCGGCGGCAGCGGTCTCGCGCGGCTGAAGGATGCCGCCAACCGCGCCACTGTGCTCTGCCAGATGGAGGCCGTCTGCCGTTTCCTGTTAGAGATCCTTTATCCTGCCGGAATCAGTGAAGGCGTTGACGATCTGCTGGCTTCCGAATCCGATGAAATGGATGGCTTTCGCGAGTTCCCGAATCTCAGGATTCTGCGAGGTCTCCTTGAGTCTCGCGGCGATGCTGGTTCCGCAGGCGATGTTGTTTCTCGCCTCTTCGAGTGCCTGTCGCTGTGTGAGCATGATTCTTCTCCTAACTGTTCGGCCCGCACGTCGGAAATGCGGGATGACACCGATTTTAGGAGGGGACCGGGCGGTTCTCCTAACGCCGCCCGGCATTACACACGCAAAGGAGGCGCGTGATGGTCTTGCAGCAGATGATGACCACCACGCAGGTGGCGAGGCTTTTCGGGGCCGAGACGCCGGAGGAGATTCGGACGCGGCAGGGGTATCTGGCCCAGTTGCGTTTCCGTGGACAGGGTCCTCGGTTCGTGAAGCACGGGCGGATGATCCTTTATCCGGAAACGGCAGTGGCCGAATGGCTTGAGGAAGGCGAGACGAATTGCACAAGGAGCATTGCATGAACGACATTCGCAAGGCGTGTGTGAGGGCCGTGTTCGACGAATTCGACGACTATGGCGACGTCATCAGGCCGGCTGTCGGCGATGAATGGGATGGGATCGACGCGAGCCGTCCGCTCGGCCACATCGTCGGCTACATCGACCTCGACGTCACAGATCTCGTGGACCTCATCATCGACACGATCAACAAGGAGCTGTGATGACACTCAGGAGAATCGACGCGGAAACGCTGCTGACACCACCAGCACCGCCGAGGGACACGGTGATCATGTTCGGCTTGACCGGCTACGCGATTCGCGTCACGGGCAAGGGCGCCAGCCTCATGGAGCTCGACGTCGACGGAAGCCACGAGCTGGCGAGCATCGGAAAAGACCAGGCAAGGAAATTCATTCAAAGCATCGGAGGCGCAAGATGACCGACAACGACTATCGCATCGAGGACAGGTCCGAAAAAGGGAGGCCGAACTACACGCTGCGTCGTGTGAAGTTCGCGGCCGCCGTGATCGGTCTGGTCGTGAGCGTGACGCTCATGCTCACCTGGCATGGCGGCGGTCTGACGGGCGCGCTTGTGGTGGAGGGCGTGTATCTGGCCACGGCCCTGTGGCTGACGGTCAGGTTCGCTCCGCGCGATGACGTGGATGGCGTCTGACCGTATCCGCCGGCGTACAAGGATGCAGACGGATGGCGGAGGCGTGGGTCCCTTCATCTCACATTGCATTTCACGCATGCACTCTCACGTCTTCCGCCGTCACACCGTCCGCTGCGGGTTCGAATCCCGCTGCCGGCGCTTGGCCGGACCGTCAACGCCGCCCGCATCCCCGCTTCGACAAGCTTTCTCGGGGGTGTGGGAACGATGGGCGCGATTATTTGCTGTCATGGCGCCCAGCGGTCCGGCTCATATCAATCAATCTCATATCAATCAAGGTCAAGGGAGGAACCGATGAAGGAGATTCTGCCGCATTGGCATTTCAGTCCGAACGCTCCGGTCAAGGACGTCGACGAGAAGAGGATGACGCGTGGCGACAGGGCCGTGGCGGAGGCGTGCCGTCGGGCGATGGAGACCGAGGCGTGGAAGGAGCTGGTGATCCTCGAATCGTTGGGCGTGCGTTTCAACGGACTGGTGGGCCGGTTCGTGTCCGAGGTGGCGTCTCCGGTGTTGGAGGTGATGCCTGGTGACAGTTTCCATCAGGGAGCGGCCGCGCAGTTGACGCACATGGTGAAGACCAGGGATGGTGGCGAGACCATCCGCATCATCAAGACTCTCGCCGTGAAAGGTAGGTTCTAATGGCTGGTGAGACGATCATCGCGGTGGTGGGCAATCTGACTGCGGATCCGGAGTTGAGGTCGACGAAGAACGGTCGGAGCGTGGCTGGGTTCACGATCGCGTCCACTCCTCGCACGTTCGACAGGCAGTCGAATCAGTGGACCGACGGGGACGCGTTGTTCCTCCGCTGCACGGTGTGGGGTGATCTGGCCGAGCATTGCGCCCGTTCCCTCGCCAAGGGCATGCGTGTGATCGCGCAGGGCAGGCTGACGCAGCATTCGTGGGAGGACGAGCAGCATCAGAAGCGTTCTTCCATGGAATTGCAGGTGGATGAGATCGGCCCTTCCTTGCGGTATGCGACGGCGCAGGTGTCCAAGGCGCAGAGGGGTACGGCTGGAGCGTATGGGAATCCGGCTTCCATGCCGGCGGGTTATACGGGCGGAGCCACCGCTGCCGGTGCCTCGTTGCCGCCGTCTGACCCGTGGGGCTCGCCACAGGGTGAATCGTCGTCGTTCGGTGATTTCGGCAAGCCGGAATCCGAACCGGAATTCTAAGGAGGAATCATGGGCATCACCATAGAGGATCTGCCCGTCGAGGATTTGCATCCGAATCCGAACAATCCACGCAGGCAGGTGGGCGACGTGGCCGATCTGGAGGCGAGCATCCGCTCGCAGGGCATCAAACAGCCTCTCCTGGTCACGCCGACGGGAGAGACCGACATCGACGGGCATGCGCAGTACCGAGTCGTCATCGGCCATCGCAGGCTCGCCGCCGCCAAACAGGCCGGACTTGAGTCCGTGCCGGCGATCATCGAAAGGATGGACGCGCGGAGGGAACGCGAGGTCATGCTGGTCGAGAACTCGCAACGCTCCGATTTGACGCCCATCGAGGAGGCCGACGGCTATCAGGGGCTCCTCGATCTAGGCGTGGACGTCAAGGAGATGGCCGAGAAGACGGGACGCAGCGACCGGTTCGTGCGCCGACGGTTGAGGATCGCCCGCATCCCGCAGGAGACGCGCGACATGTCCGCCGATTTCAGCCAACTGACACTCGACCAATTGGACAAGCTCGCCGAATTCGAATCCGACCCGGACATGCAACGCGAGCTCGCACGGTCCACCGACTTCGAATGGACGTACCGAAGGCTCGTCAGAGAACGCGACAAGACGAAATGGTGCGGTGAGGCCGACAAGGCGCTCGCGAAGGCCGGTGTCAGGGTCGAGTCCTTCCCGGACGGGAAGAACTATTGGACGTTCGAACCGCGCGGCTACAGGCGGCATAACATCATTTCCTCCACTTGGGATCCGTTCTGGAAGCAGTTCACGGGCGAGGACGGGTGGCCGGAATTCTGCGTCTTCAAGAACCACGGCGACTACTGCCTGTACGAGCCGATTCCACCCGACCAGATCGAAAGGGAGAAGAACGCGAAAGCCGAACGCCAGGCCATCATGGCACGGGGGAAGGAACTCGACCGCAAGGCCAGGGACTTCGAGGCGATCGCGAGGGACACGCGTTTCGCATGGATACGAACCAACCTCCACACGCTCACCCGCGAACAGACAGTGGCGGGAATCTGCGAACTCGCGCTCGCTGAGACGGTCGGCTGGCATTCGATGTTCGTGAGCCAGCCAAGCCATGGCGAGGGTGTCGTGGAGGCGCTCATCGGTTTTGGATGGAATCTGCCGATCACTGAGCATGACGACGACCACTGGTCGTTGGAATGCAAGGAGAACCTCGACCAGATCCGCATGGTGTTGAGGGACAGGCCGCTGCGGATCCTCGACGTGCTGGCCGCACGCCAGGAGGACAACGCCGACTGGCGTGCGTGGCGCACCATGCGCGGCGTTGATGAGATGTGCGTCTGGTACGGCGCATTGGAACACCTCGGATACCAGCCCAGTGCGGAGGAGCGCGAGGCACTCAAGGGCGCTATGGCCGAAAAGGAGCAGGAATCATGAGTATGAAGGCATTGGAGTGGGCCATGTACGACGTGCCCGCCGAAATGGTCAAAGGAGCTTTGTTGCGCATCCTGCTCCTGCTTGCCGACCATGCTGACACGCAGGGCAGGGGAGCTTTCCCGAGCCAGAAGCGCATCGTGGCACTGACCGGATACAGCCGGCGCACCATCCAGAACGGCCTGCACGATCTGGAGAAGGCCGGACTGATTCGAAGGGGAGACCAGCGGATCACCGAGCACCTCGGCAAATACCGTCCGATCGTCTGGGACCTCGCGATGAAGGATTTCAGGGGCGCAAAAACTACGCCCCTGAAACAACCGCCGCAAGAGGCGCAGACCACTGCGCCCCTAAACAAGTTGGAGGGGCGCAATCAGGGGCGCAAAAAAACGTCGCTAGGGGCGCAATCAGGGGCGCAACATGACTGCGCACAGAACCTATATAAGGAAGAACCGTATATAGAACCTAGAGAGAGTAACGCGCGCGCGAGAAAACAAATCCCAATACCAGCCGACTGGAAACCCACCGAAGAACACCAGGCGCTCGCCGACAGGCTCGGCATCGACTGCGACATCGAGGCCGACAAATTCCGCGACAGGGCCCTCGACTCGGGAGCCCGCTCGGCCGACTGGAACGCGAAATACCGCAACTGGCTCGTCAAAGGCAAGGAACGCGGATTCGCCACGCCAAAGGATTCCAACGCTCGCCGACGGTATACGTGGGCCAGCGAAGAGGTCAAACGCGTGCTCGGCCCGATAGCCTGCGAGGGCACGGACACGTACATGGAGCTCGCATGCAAGGTCGCGGACCTGCTCAACCAGGGCTTGGACCCGGACATGCTGCGCCGTCAGCTCGCGAACGTGCCCGGCGACGTATTGGCCGAACAATTGTTCGAACAGGAGGCGGCGGCATGAACGCCATGACCATCGCACACATGGCCGGCATCCTCACCTCGGCCATCCAAGCCGCGGACCGATTGGAACTCGACGCGCTCAAAGGTCCGGCGCTCGCCGATGTGGACCTTGACCTCGTCCGCGATATCAAACGCGACTGCTCGACCTGCATCGGCCTGCTCGACCAGTTCGGAAGGGAGCGACGATGAGCGACCGGCAATTCCAGGAATCGAAACACGTCGCCTTGCAACGTCAGGGCTGGCATTGCATGCGTTGCGGACGCAACTTGCACGACCCGACCGTCTGGCCGGGCAGGAGCGGCCATCACCGGCAGTTGCGCCGTCGGGCCGACCCGGCCGTGCGCGACCTGCCGTGCAACATCGTCGAACTGTGCGGTTCCGGCACGACCGGCTGTCATGGTTGGGCGCACGCGCATCCGGCCGAGGCGGAACGGTTCGGCTACATCATCCCGAGTTGGCGCGCTCCGCTCAGCGTGCCGATACGCGACTGGAACGGCGACTGGTGGTGGCTGTTGGATGACGGCACGGCGCAACGGCTCACGCAAATCGAAATCATCGAATGGCAAAGCGATTGGAAGGAAGAATCATGAGGAAACAGGACAAAGACCGGAATGGGAAGCCGGAGGCGCTGCTCTGGCTCGACTTCGAAACGACCGGCACGGACAGGAATGACAGTCTGCCGTTGGAGGTCGGCATGGAATGCACCGACGTGCTGGGCGAACATTCGTTCGGATCCCTGCACCGCATCATCAGACCGGACTATCTCGACCTGTTGGACATGGGCCCGGTCGCGTTCTCGATGCACACGGACAATGGATTGCTGTTCGAACTGTTGAACGGTTCAGCCGGGAACGACTGCGTGGAAGCGGTCGCGAACGCCGTGGAGGAGTATCTCGACTCCCTCTCGCAACGCTTCACCTTGGTTCCGGCCGGAACGAACGTGGACTTCGACCTCGACTTCCTGAAACGTCTCGACCTGAACCCGGACAGGTGGCTGTCCTACCGCAAGTTCGACCTGACCACGCTCCGCCGGTATTTGAGGTTCATCGACTGTCCCGAGGATCCGTACAAGGGACATCGTGGCACGCACAGGGTGCGCGACTGCATCCGACGCGACATCAACGACTACATCCGATACCGCACACTCCTGAAAAAGACATGGTGACAACAAGGAAGGAAACACTCGAAATGAGAAAACGCAAACCATTCACACTCGCCGGCATCGGCGTGCCCGCCATCACCCTGTTCCTGCTCACTCCGGTATTCCTCCTCGCGCTCGCCGGATGCGGGAGCGCGTCGGAGCCTTCCACGACCGCGCATGCGGTCAGGTCCATCGACTGGCGGTGCTCCGACATGTACGACGACTTCAGCGAATGCGTCGTCACCCTGACCGACACGAGGCAAGTGGACTGCATCGTCTACTCGACGAACGGCAAGCAGGCCGGCCTGTCCTGCGACTGGGACCATGTGAGCGGCGCGGACAAGGAGCCGGCAAGATGAGCTACAACGTCGTCACCGCGGAAGGCGTCAGAACGTTCGAGAACATCGACGATGCTGGCGACTACGCGCAGGCCGTGTCCTTGAGGACTGGCGAACCGGTCAAGGTGTTCCATGCCGAGACCGGACTGGTCACATTCACAACCAAAACAAAGAAGGAAACGAAATGAAAGTGAAGAAAACCCTCATGGACATGATCGTCAAATGGCATCAGGCCGGATACAGCCTCGATGAGATCTCGCCACTGGTTCCTCAAGTCCCCAAAGAGGAAATCAAAGCGATAATCCAACAACACCACGAATAACAAAGAACCCGACCTTCCGGCCGGGCTCCTGACACCACCAGAAGACTACCACGCCGGAGGGAATCGAACAAATGAACGAACAAAACAACGAATCCCAGCCAACACCAAACCAGACACAACCAGCACAAACCAACCAAAACAAGCCAGCGCTCGCCGGCGTGTGCCTCGTCTGCGGCGGAGAATGCGCTGTCGGCGACACCATGTGCGCGAAATGCGATGGGCTGATGCGCGGCTGGCTGCGGGAATATCCATCATGGTTGGATTCGCTGCATGAGTTCCTGGACTCGACCGCGCACTACGGAGGCCGCCAGCCTGGACGCGTCAACCTTCCAGCCGCACCGACGCCAATCCGATTGCCGGTGCTCGACCACATGCAGGCCATCGAGGATGCCGCAATCGCACTCTGGCGCCGGTTGTACGCTCCGCCCGCCATGCCTTGGGCGACCTATGGCATGCATCCGCCGCTGGTGGACATGCTGCGTACCTGCGCCGGCAGTCCTCGACTGCGCCGCATGCCTGACATCGCCGACTTCTACCATGAGTGGGAGTCAACGGTTCGAAAGACGCTGGACATCATCGACGTGCCGCCTGCGAAACATGGCATCGGAAGATGCCCGAACCCGCTGTGCGGAGTCGAATTGACAGCGGCGGTCGGCGCGGCAAGCGTTGTGTGTCCCATGTGCGGCAACACTTACCTTGTGGCGGATGTGCGGTTGGGGTTCCTGAGGGAATGCGTTCGGTCGGGACGCGCGTTCACGGCGGGGGAGTGCGCGGAACTGCTGTGCGAATGCGGATTCCGGTGCAACGCGAACACGATTCGCTCATGGCGCAAGCGCGGCAGGCTCCAACCGGTTGGTGAAAACGTGAAGGGGCAGCCGTTGTACAGGCTTTCCGACGTGCATGGACAGGTCGTGCGACGCGACTCGATTTGACAAAATCGAAAGTGCAACGCACAATTGTCAGTGGATTAGAGGGTTCAAACCGAGGCGACTTGGTTTGAACCCTTTTCATATCCACCTTGGATTCTCCTAACTCCTTGGGCTACGTAACACCGTCCTGTCCGAACGGCATATCGGACACGCTCCGCCCACCCACGTCAGAGTGGGCATACACCAACAGTGGCAGGCAAGCCAATCCCGCGTTTACGTGATGTGGTGATGCTCAAACCGCCTGTCCATGCCTTCGTAGAAATCAACGGCAGACCACACCGGTCGCAGATCTTCGGATCCTCTTCCTTGCGTCCGCGTGTATGCGCGGGTTCGACTCCCGCCGAAGGCACCTATCCCACCTGACCTTGGTGGACGGATGGTGGCATATGCGCAATCAGATGCATTGGAACAGCAGTGACAGAAGATTCAGGCTGCCCGACGATTGGGAGAGCCGCAGGGCCATGGTCAAGGCTCGGGCGCATGGACGCTGCGAAGCGAGGATTCATGCGAAGGATTGTGATGGAATCGGAACGGATTGCGATCACATTATTCCTGGAGACAACCATTCCTTGGAGAATCTGCAATGGTTGAGTTATGCTTGCCACAAGGCGAAGACGGCGCGCGAGAGCGCTGAAAGGAACAGAAGATACAAGAGACTGAGAAAGCATCCGAATGAACGGCATCCTGGCCTGATCGGCCGCTGACTGAGGTGTCGATACCGGTGGGGGAGGACTCCGCCGGCGCCAAGGTCCTAACCGCCGATAGCAACTCAGGTCGTACGTACGCTTCTCCGTCCCGTTTTTCGCGCTTCGACGTTTTTCCATCGTTTCATCGAGATGGTTCCGCATATCTCTGTTTTTGCGACGTACAGGCATGGCACAGCTTTTCGCGACGCCTTCCACGTTTTTCCGGACAAACGTTTTTTACTAATGTCACGAAATAACAAAAACGGTTGAAAATACTGGTATACAGCGTTTTCTGAGAGAAAAACAAATATAATGGGGAGTATGAACACCTGCGAAACATGCGGAATCGAGCTCCCCGAACAGACCGGTCGCGGCAGACGCCGCCGCTACTGCTCCGACGCATGCCGGAAACAGGCCAACCGCAAAAAGCTCAACCCTCCGGCGCGCATGGCATTGGTCGACCGATGGGTCAGATGGCGCAAGGTGGTCCGAGGCGACGGAACGACGAAAATCCCACTGACGATAGACGGCGCCGTGGCGTCCAGCACCGATCCGGACACGTGGAGCACGTTCGAGGCGGCCGAGGCATCCACCGCAGGCGACGGACTGGGCTTCGCGCTGGGCAGTGGAATCGCCTGCATCGACCTCGACCACTGCTACGACTCGCGCGGATACCTCGCCGACTGGGCCAAATGCCTCATCGCGCCGGTCGAGGGAAAGACATGGATCGAGATAAGCCCCGGCGGCGACGGCCTGCACATCTGGGGACTGATGCCGGAATGCGCCGGAATCAAGGTGCGGGGCATCATGAACGCCGAAGCTTACAGCCAAGGACGCTACATCACGGTCACAGGACGCACGTTCCGCGATTCGCCGGCCAGACTGGCCGACCTCACGTTCCTTTTCACCCTGCTCGACAGACTCGGATGACCTTACGAAGGGAGGAAGCATGGCCAAGGACGCGGCCTCCCACCGTATGCCGGCCGGACTGATCAAAAACGGCCGCGGCCAACGGCTCTGGCGCGACATCACCGCGAAATGGGAGCTCACCGAAAGCGAGTACCGCACACTGGAGAACGCCTGCTACACCGCCGACCGCATCGGACGCATTCGCAGGGCCCTTGGCGACGAGCTCACCACCGAGGGAAGCCAGGGACAGCTCGTCGTGCACCCGCTCCTGCCCGAACTGCGCCGCGACGAGACCCATCTGGCCGACCTGCTCAAACGCATCGACATGCCGGAACCCGAGGAACAGTCCGAGGACGCTTCGGCGGACGGCGGCAGATCCAGCCAGATGCGCGCCACCGTCAACAAACGATGGCACGACAGCAAATGGGAGAAAGCCTACGGCTGATGGCAAGACTACGCAGCAACCTGAAGGCCGCCGCGTTCATCCCAAGCCGCGAAAGCGAGATCCGCGAGATCTCCAACTGGTATAGGGACATGCTCGCCGACGAACCGGCGCCGCAATGGAACACCGACCCGATACTTATCGGACCGACATGGCGCCGTGACGAGCATGGGTGGATCCTCCCGCGGGTGACGCTCGGCTGGCAGTTCCTCGGATGGAGCGGCTACTGGCTTCGCGACTCATCCAAAGGACTGCCGTGGAAGTGGACCAGCGAACAAGCGCGTTTCTGGCTGTGGTTCTGGGCCCTGGACGACCACGGACGCCCATTGCACGACAACGCCGTGCTGCAGCGGCTCAAAGGCTGGGGCAAGGACCCGATGGCGGCCGGAGGGGCATGCGGCGCGTGCTTCGCCCCATTGACGTTCGACCATTGGGATCCCGAGAGCGGAGATCCGGTCGGCAGGGACGAGCCGAACGCGTGGGTGCAGGTGTGCGCGGTCAGCCAGGAACAGACCAAGAACACCATGAAGCTCCTGCCCGGCCTCCTGCCTGCGTCCACACGCAAGTACTACGGCATCCAATTGGGCAAGCTCAACATGTACGCGATGGGAGACAGCCGGCAGATCGAGGCGGTCACCAGCTCGCCGTTGGCGTTGGAGGGCGGACGTCCGACATTCGTGATCCGCAACGAGACGCAGAACTGGAACTCGTCCAACGGCGGCAGCGACATGGACGGCGTGCTTTCCGGCAACGCGGCCAAACGCGAGGAGGGCGTCGCGGTCAAGATGCTCGACATCTGCAACGCCTACCGCGATGGCGAGAACAGCGTCGGACAGAGGGTGCGCGAGGCATGGGACGGAACCCAAGGCGACCCCGACAGCGACGACGAGGGCAAGCGTCCGAAATACATGGACTTCGGCCTGCTCTACGACTCGTTGGAAGCCGCGCCGGACAGTCCGATGACCGAGGACACGATAGGCAAGGTCATCGAGGACGTGCGCGGCGACAGCACCTGGCTGTCCATCGAACGCATCAGCAAGGAAATCCTCAACCCGAAGAACCCGGTGAGCGAATCCCGGCGCAAATGGTACAACCAGTCCACCGCGCCGGAAGACGCGTTCGTCACCCACCAGGAATGGGACCAGAACGAGCACCCGGAGCTTTCGCTCGAACACGGTGAGCGCATCAGCATGTTCCTCGACTGCTCGCTCAACGACGACAGCACGGCGCTCGTGGCCTGCCGCGTCTCCGACGGATTCGTCAAACCATTGGGCTTGTGGCAGAAACCGGCCGGTGAGCGAGGAAAGGACTGGCGCGTGCCCAGGGAAAGTGTCGACGACGCGGTGCGCGCGGCGTTCCACGCGTACGACGTGGTCGGATTCTTCGGCGACCCCAGCCACGTGCTGGACTCCGAAACAGGCCTGAGATACTGGGATGCCCTGTTCGACCGGTGGCACCGCGACTACGGGCGCCGGCTCAAGACATGGGCCGTCCCGTCCGGCCGGGACAGGCACGCCGTCATGTTCGACATGATCAACACGGACATCCAACGCAGGTTCGTCACCGCCGTCGACCAGGCGTACACCGACATCGCGGAGGGAGACTTCCCCCACGACGGCGACGCCAGGCTGCGCCTGCATATGCTCAACGCCAGACGCCAGCCCACAAGGGTCGGCATGAGCATCGCCAAGGAAAGCCGCGAGTCGAAACGCAAGATCGACCTCGCGATATGCGCCATCGGAGCGCGCATGGTCAGACGCGAATACCTGAACAGGAACTCCAGAAGCGGAGGAGGACAGCTATGGTGACCACCGGCTACGACAACGAGAAGCAGGCGTTCGAAGCGCTGAGCACGCTGCTCATCCCGGCGTTCGACAACGAGACGCCGAAACTCAACAGAATCGACCGCTGGTGGCGGTGGAACCCCAAGCCCATCCGCCTGAACGCCGGGGCGACCATGGAACACCGCATGCTGCGCGACATGGGCGAGACCCCATGGCTCGGCCTCGTCGTCACCACGCTCGCCCAGACCCTCTACCTGGAAGGCGTGGACTCCGAGACGCAGGACACCGGGGACGCTCAACGCTTCTGGGAGCCATGGCAGCGCAACCGCATGGGCGAACGCCAGATCGCGCTGCACCGCGAGGCCATCGCCTACGGCACCGCATACACGGCGGTCCGGGGCGAGGAATCGTCGGACGAACTCCACGCCCGCATCGACTGCTGGAGCCCCCGCGACGCGATCGCCCTCTACGACGACCCCGCATCCGACAACTGGCCGCAGATCTTCATGCGACGCCGCAAACTCGACGACCATGCCGTCGAATACCAGCTTTGGGACTCACGGAACATCTGGACATGGCGCAAGACCGGCGGTACATGGCAATTCGACGGCCAGACGCCACACGGCGTGACCGCGCCGGACGGCAATCCGGTATGCCCGATCGTCAGATACTGCAACCAACGCGACCTGCAGGGCCGCGTGCCCGGAGAGGTCGAACCATACATCCGCATGGCCAGCCGCCTGAACAAGGACAACTACGACCGCATGCTCGCCCAGCACTACAACAGCTGGAAAGTCAAAACCGCCACCGGCCTCGACATGAGCGGACTGACCGAAGCGGAAAAGGAAGCCAAAAAACTCCAGATCGAACACGACAGCGTCCTCGCCGGAGGCATGGACGTGAAATTCGGAAGCCTCCCCGAAACCGACCTCGCCAACATCGTCGCAGCAAAAACCAGCGACGTCGAGGAACTCGCCGCCGTCAGCCAAACCCCGACCACGGCGTTCGGCAAGATGACCAACGTCGGCGACGCCGGCATCGAGGAATCCAGAGCGGGCTTCTACGCGAAACGCAACGAACGCCGCCGCGCCTTCGGCATCAGCCACATGGACACGCTCCGACTCGCCTCAGCCGCCGAAAACCGACCCGACGACGCCGCCAACTTCCACCTCTTCCCCAAATGGGAAGACACCGATACAAGAACCATCAGCCAAGCAGTCGACGCACTCGGCAAAGCCGTCCAAATGCTCCACGTCCCCGACCAACTCGTCTGGGACATGATCCCCGGCATCTCCAAACCACAAGCCGACGCATGGCGCGAATACGCCGCACAACACCCCACAGCCGACGACATCGCAACCCAAATCCAAATCGGACAACTCAACGGAAACGGGGCATACGATGGCATCAACAGCTAAAGGCGCCCTCCTGACCGACCAGCACCGCAGACGACAGGTCGCGCTCGCCATCACCGCGGACAGCCAGATGCGACGCGTGTGGGACAACACCCTCGACGTGAACGACCTCGACCGTACGCAGCCGATCTGGAAGAAGGCGATGCTCGACCTGCTCGGACAATGGTGGAAGGTCAGCGCCGACACGGCCGCCCAATACCTGCCTCGCTTCCGCAAAGCCGAGACGGGCGACGGCGACATACAGGTCGGAGTGCCCCGCTTCAACCGGAGCCAAACCGGGAAACAGTTCGAATGGGGAGGCGTGGCGAACATCCTGTGGCACGTGGCCATGGGGCAGACGCAGGAGGCCGCGTACGCGGCCGCACGCGAACTGTTCATCGGCATGTTCCACGAGGCCGTGCTCACCGGAGGACGCCTCACCCTGCAACAGTGGGCCGCCAAGGACGCGCGCGCCATCGGATGGCGGCGCGTGTCCGACGGGCATCCATGCGCGTTCTGCGCGATGCTCTGCAGCCGCGGCCCCGTGTACACGAGCGAACAGAAGGCCCTGCGCCACCAGACGGACGGCGAGAAGTTCCATCCGCATTGCGGATGCACCGTCGAAGTGGTGTACGGCGACTGGAACCCCTCCGACAAGGAGAAACAGTGGATCGACAACTACTACGATGCCGCCGAAAGCCTGCCCAAAGGCACCGCGAGAACATACGACCAGATTCTGCCGGTCATGCGCAGGACCGGAGACTACCGTGACTCGCACAGTTACAGAAGCACGCCCGAATACCGTGCGAAAATCAGCAAGGAACGCGCCGAAAAACGCAGGGAGGTCCTCAGGAAACGCGAAACCGAACTCTCCAAGGTCCTCGCGCATCCCGGAAAGCCGATGAGCATCACGCAGGCCGACAGGGGAACGTCCAATCCCGGATTCGCCGACCACAAGTGGGGATGCTCCACCAACTGCCAGTCGTGCGTCGTCGCATATGACGCCCGAAGGAAAGGCTACGACGTCGAGGCCAGGGCGAGGACCAGCTCAACGCAGGACAGACTGTCGGAAAACCCGAACAGCATGTGGGTGGACCGCGCGACCGGGCTGCATCCACGTATCCTCGCCGTCGGCAGCCCGAACCGCGGCAATGTCGTTGACAGGATCGAACGGCATGTCGGCATCGGTCAGCGCTGGTGCATGCATTTCGGATACACGAACCAGCATGCGCAGGGCCACATCGTCATCATCGAACGCCCCTCGGCACGCACCAACGGAGTCGAACCCATCGTCATAGACCCGCAGAACGGCAAAATATCCAGATTGGATGACTACCTCGATAGGGATATCATCGATGTGAGAAGCGTGCGCATGTTCCGTGTCGACGACAAGGACATCGTCAGGGACCACGCGTACGAGATCATCAAACCGAAGAAGGCGATGCGACGATGAAAACAAGACGCGAACTGGACAAGGCCGCCGACGAATTCGCCAAGCATCACGGCGTCATACTGCACGAGCCCGAAGGAATATACGACGGACTGGCACTCTACTACTACACCTGGCCGGGAATGGCAAAAGGCGGATGCTACGGCCCGCCGGCATACATCCTCGTCAACGTCGAAACCGGCGAAGCGCAGTGGGAAGCCAACACGGACCTCGACAAGTACATCTCCAACGAGGTCCGCAGAAACCTCAAGCCAATGCCGGAAGCCTAAAAGCCGAACATCACATCTTTAGCCCATCGGGAAGCCCCGACGGGCTTTTTTCATGCCCGCAGGACGGGCGGCAACAAAAGGAAGGAGCCCACAGTGGCAGACGACAACCAGCAGGACAGCAACGTCCAGAACGAACCCGACGGTACCCAACAGTCCGAACCGGACGCGAACAACACGGAAGGACAGGCGGACGGCCAGCAGGAGCCACAAGCCCCATGGGAACGCGAAGGACAACAGTTCGACCCAGCCACCGCATGGAAACTCATCCAGAACCTCCGCGAGGAAAACGGCACCCTCAAACACAAGAACGGCGAACTCGCCGACAAGAACCGCGCATACGAGGACGCCAAACTCACCGAAACGGAGAAAACCCAACGAGACCTCGACGAAGCCAACCAGAAGATCGCACGCCTCGAAGCCGACAACGCCTGGAGCCGCGCGCTCGCCGCTCACCCGCGGTTGACGGCCGAAGACCGCGAACTGGTGGGAGAGGGAACCCCGGAGCAAATCGAGGCGAGGGCGGCGAAGCTCGCCGCGCGATACGCCGCGCAGGCCACGGCGCAGCAGAAGCCGGATCTTCGCAATCCGGCGAACCGGGCGAAGCCCACGGGAGGAATGGACCCGACCAAGCCGTCACGTCCGTCCGACTGGATGCGCGACGCCTTCGACAACAACGACTGACCGCCATACAAGGAGCAGACAATGGCAGACAATTTCAATTCCAGCATTCAGCGCAACGACCTCGGACAGGCCCTCATCCCCGACGAGATCAGCCAGGAGATCATCCAGACCATGCCGGAGAAGAGCGTCATGCTCACCCGCGCGAAGCGTATGAGGATGAGTACCAAGAAGAAGACCCAGCCGGTCCTCGCCACCCTTCCGGAAGCGTACTGGGTGTCCGAAGGCGGACTCAAGGAGACCACCAAGAGCGGTTGGGAGGACGTGAACATCACCGCCGAGGAACTCGCGGTACTCGTCCCGATTCCGGACTCCGTACGCGAGGACGCGTCCATCAACCTGTTCGAGACCATGAAGCCGCTGATCGCCGAGGCGTTCGGCAAGAAGATCGACCAAGCCGCCATCTTCGGCGTGGACAAGCCGTCCACGTGGGGCAATGACATCCTCGCCGGCGCGAAGAACGCCAAGAACACCATCACCCAGGGCACCGGCAAGGACCTTGCCGCCGACGTGGCGTCCCTCGGCAAGACCCTCGCGAAGGAAGGCTACGCAATCAACGGCTTCGCCAGCAAGCCCGGCCTCAACTGGGAGCTGACCGAACTGCGCGACGCGAACAACCGTCCCATCTACACGCCGAACCTGACCGACAAGCAGCCGGCCAACCTGTACGGATACCCGTGCAACGAGGTCCTCAACGGCAGCTGGGACGATTCCAAGGCGGTGCTTCTGGCCGCCGACTGGTCGAAATTCATCGTCGGCATCCGACAGGACATCACCTACAAGGTGTTCGACCAGGGCGTCATCTCCAACTCCGCCGGCGCCATCGTGTACAACGCGATGCAGCAGGACAGCCAGATCATGCGAGTGGTCATGCGCGTCGGCTTCCAGGTCGCCAACCCCGTCACCCGCGTGGCCAAGAAGGGCACGCAGTATCCCGCCGGATTCATCGTCCCGGCCGCGGCCGCCTCTTCCGAATCCCGCTGACGAGGAGGCGCATGATGGCGCGTGAACCATTCGCCACCATCCCGCAGCTGGCCGAATGGCTCGGCGAGGACATCGACGAGAAGTCGGCCGACGGCAAACGCGCCGCCATGGCGCTCAGATTCGCATCCAACCGCATCCGCGCATACACGCGGCGCGAATGGTCCGGACCGGACCTGCCGGAGGACCTGCAGGACGTGTGCATCACCTGCGCCGGCCGCCTGTGGAGCAATCCGAACGCGGAAACGCAGTGGACGCGCCAGATCGACGACGCCATGGACGGCGGAAGCCGGAAGGTCGACGAGGCCGGCGCCTACCTGACCGCCAGCGAGAAGGAGACGCTCGACCAGCTCGTGGCCGACCAGTCCCCGGCCATCGCCGGCCTCGGAATCCTGCACTCCACCAGAAACGAATCCGCCAACACGGACATGAGCCGGTATTGGACGGACGACGAGGACGGCGAACCGTTCCTCATGATGAAGGTGACGGGATGAGCAACAGGACGCTGACGAGAATGCGCCGATGGGCGGAAAACCTCATGACCGACTGGATACGCGTCACCGCGCCCGGCACGGTCACGGTCGACCCGTCCACCGGAGCCGAAACCGTGTCCCAACACGTCGTCTACGACGGCAAGGGAAAAGTGCAGACGGCCGGCGGCATCGCCGGACAGCAGCACAACGTGAACGGCGACGGCTCAGTCGGAGCGTTCATCCCCGAATGGGGCCTCTACCTCCACCTTCCCGTCACTGCCACGACGCCGCGCGAGGGATACGAGGCGACCGTCGTGGAATCGGCCGACCCGGCACTCGTCGGACGCCGATACCGGCTCGTGAACATGCAATCCGAAAAGACGCACGCCACCGCCAGAAGATGGAACGTGCAGGAGATCTCGATGGAAGGAGGCTCATAGTGCGCATCGACTCCCATGAGCTCGACGAACTGGCGAGAAAACTCACCGTCGCGAGCGTCCGCGCGCCGATCAAAGCGGCCAACGCCGTCAAGAAAGGCGCGCAGAACATCAAAACCGCGGTCAAAGCGGATCTCGCGTCGAGCAGCCATTCGAGCTTCCGCCGAATACCCATCGCCTACGAGATCAAAACCGAAGGCATGAGGGTCGAGGCGGACATCGCGCCGGTCAAGACAGCAGGCGGCCTCGCCAACATCGCGTTCTTCGGAGGCGCCCATGGCGGAGGAGGCACCCACCGCTTCTACGAACACGGCGAACAGGAGTTCGAGACCACCGCCCGATACGTCGAGGAAGCCGGGGCAAGCCTATGACCGACTTCCTGAAGGTCAGGGAATCCGTCCTCCGGCTCGTCGGCGAGATCCGCGGCTGGGACGTGTACACGGACGGCATCGCTCCAGCCGGCAAAACCCCACCATGGGTCGTCATCGGACTGACCGAAACCAGCCGAACGCACACGGAAAGCCAATCCACCGACCTGCACATCGGCAGACTCGACATCCGCATCGTCGCACGAAGCCAGACAAGCGTCGACACACTCGCCTCGCATCTCACGGAAAGACTCGACGGAGCCCTCTCCGACATGCCGGGATTGTCCCCGCTCATCGGAGACGTGGACACCGGCAGCACCCCAAGCGACCTGACCGACCCGGACACCGGCACGCCATACATGATGCGCGTGCTCACATGGCGGGTCGGCTGGCCGGAAACAACATGAAAGGAAACACCATGCAGAAAGTCCCAGCACATCTCGGAGACGGCGAATTCCGAACCATCATGGTCGAGGAATCCGGCATCAAGGACTACACCAACCCCACCGTCACCGAACTGAACAACTCCAACAACCTCGACCTGAGCCCCTACCTGTCCGCGACCGGCTGGCACCTCACCCACAGCCAGGACATGGTCGACGACGACCGCGAATCCTCCGCGACCGTCGGACAGATCCCCGGACAGGAGAAATTCACCGACGGCAGCATGGACCTCATCGACAACGTCAACACCACCGACGCGAAGGAATACAACAAAGCCGTCGACATGCTCACCTGCGGCAAACGCTGCTGGATCGTCCGCCGCCGAGGAAAGACCGTGGACGCCCCGTTCGAGGCAGGAGACGTGATCTCCGTGTACCTCGTGACCATCGGCATCAAAATCCCGGTCGCCCACAGCATCAACAGCCGCCAGATGAGCACCATCAACTTCAGTGCCGACCCATGCAGCAAGGAAGAAACCATCACCGTCATCGCAGCGGGCGGCGAGTAGTCCACCACAGCGCCCCGCGCATCCAGGTCCGTCCGACACGGGGCGCCACCAAAACCGAACGGACCAACAAACAGACAAGGACAGACACATTGAAAATCACCATCACCCGCCCGACCGGCCAACACCGCATCATCACTGACATGCAGGCACTCGCGGAAAGCGTGCGCCTCGGTAACAGGATCATCGAGCTTGATGCCACGGCGGATTCGACCGAGGCAGAGGCGTCCGAACGCCGCAAGGAGCAGGACGCCATCCGCAAGCAGCTGGACTCGTTGTTGAAAAGCGTCGAACACAGGACGCTCGTTGTCACGCTCCGCGGCCTGAACTCCAGCCAGTGGGCGCAGATCACCCTCAAAAACTCCAGGACCGTGCAGGGGCGGGTGGTCAAGGACCTTCCCGCTATCGCGAAGGAAGCTGCGCCGCTCATGATGGAATCCGCCGAATGGGCGGACGGCGATGATGTGGAGTTCACCGGCGAGGAGTTCTCTAATCTCATCGATTCGATGACCGACAGTCAAGTCAATGCGCTCATGCAGACCGTGCAGGAGCTCAACACCCCGGTGGTCGAAATCCCAAAAGAGTTGACGCGGCTGGCCTAGCGGACCGGCTCGAGCATGCGCCGGCCCTGATTAACGACTTGCGGTGCGCGCGACGTCTCGGCATCAGCCTGAAACGATGGCTCGGATGGATGCCTTCGGAGGATGATTCCATCGAATGGGATGAGACCGAACGCGACTGGATGCGCGCGCTTGACATGTACGAGAAACTCCATGAATGTCCGTTGTGCGGACTGAGCGTCGACCTGTGCCACGACCAGGGCAAGGTGGACCGGCTGTTCGCCGGAGCGCAGGTTGAGACCTGCTGGATCACGTTCCAGCGAGAACGCGCCATGCGCAAATACGAGGAATCCGGCACGGTGCTTGCCCCGCACGCGCAGACCGCGAACCTCATCCCGAGAAACTAGAAGAAGGAGATGCCGACGATGGCGTTGAACGAGAACATCATGATCCGCCTGTCGGCCGATACCTCCAACTATTCCACGAAGATGGCCGCCGCGAGCACGCAGGCGGAGAAGCTCTCCACCGCGTTGGAGAAGCCGGGCAGTAAATCCCGCATCGCCACGAATCTTATGGCGGGAATGGGATTGGCCGCCGTCGCTTTGGGCGTTTCGGCCACGAAGATGGCCGCGGATTTCGACCAGAGCATGAGCACCATCCAAGCCGACCTGCAGGCATCCGACGGCGACGTGCAGAAGCTGCGTGCCGCGGCCATCCAAGCGGGCGCCGACACCGTCTACAACGCTAACGAAGCGGCCGAGGGCATCGACGCGTTGGGCAAGGCCGGCCTGTCCACCACGGACATCCTTTCCGGCGGCCTGTCCGGAGCGTTGAACTTGGCCGCGTCCGACGGAATGCAGGTCGGCGAGGCCGCCGAACTGATGAGCACCACACTCAAGCAGTTCAACCTCGAGGGCTCCGACGCGGGCAAGGTCGCGGACGCGCTGGCCGCCGGCGCCGGCAAGGCCGTCGGATCCGCGCACGACCTAGGCCTCGCATTGAACCAGGCCGGTCTGATGGCGAACAGCATGGGCGTGAGCATGACCGAGACGGTCGGCACGCTGTCCGCGTTCGCGAACGCCGGCATGATTGGATCCGACGCGGGCACCTCGTTGAAGACGATGCTCCAACGCCTGTCCAACCCCACCAAGGAGGCACAGGCGCAGATGGACGAGCTGGGCATCAGCGCATACGACGCGTCCGGCCAGTTCGTCGGCCTGAAGAACTTCGCCGGCCAGCTGAAGACCTCGATGAGCGGGTTGACGCAGGAGCAACGCAACGCCGCATTGAGCATCATCTTCGGATCCGACGCGGTACGCGCCGCGAACGTCCTGTATTCGGAAGGATCCGAAGGCATCGCCGGATGGACGAAGGCCGTGTCCGACAGCGGGTTCGCGGCCGACGTCGCGTCGAAGAAGAACGACAACCTCAAGGGCGACATCGAACAGCTCTCCGGCAGTTTCGAAACCCTGATGATCAATCTCGGCGAGGGTTCACAGGGCGTGCTCCGCAACCTCGTGCAGGGATTGGACACGCTCGTCAACGCATTCTCGTCCCTGCCGGCCCCGGTCCAGCAGGGCGCGGTCGCGATGACCGCCGCGGTCGGCGGCGCCATCGCATTGCACAAGGCGTTGGGGCCGTTGGAGGAAACCTCCGGCACCGCCGGCAATGCGATCTCCATGCTCATCGACCCGATACAGCGTGCCAGGACGGCGGCCCCGCAGCTGGCCGAAGGACTGATGCAGGTCGGCTCGTCCATGGGCGCGGCCATGAGCGACATCGCCACCGGAACCGTCACTCTCGGCAAGGGTGAGACCGCGCTCAGCGGCTTGAAAAAGGCCGGTTCCGGCGTCATCGACCTGCTGGGAGGCCCATGGGGCGTCGCCATCACGGCGGCCGCGATGGTCCTGGGAACGTTCATCTCCGAACAGCAGAAAGCCGAGGAGCGTGCCACGCAGCTGTCGACCGCACTGCAGGACGGAGCGTCGGCGGCTCAATACTATGAGAAGACATTGGCCGATTCCAGTGGGGCGAAGATCACCGACAATTGGCTTGGCAGGCTCACCAGCGGATACGATAACGTGTGGCAGGCTGTTGACAAGGTCGGCATCAAACACGCCACATTCATCAACGCCATCAAGGGAGAGAAGAACGCCGTCGGCGAGGTCAACAAGGCGATCGAATCCTATCGCAAACAACTCACTGACCAGGGCAAACTGGTCACAGGCAACGAATACCGTGTCATCTCCCAAAGCCTCACGGAGCTGCAAGGCAACTACAAGGCCAGCGAATCCGCGGCCACGGACTTCGCCCAAGCCGACAAGGAAGCCACCCAGGCAAGCCTCGACAAGACCGGAGCCCTCCTGACAGGAGCCGACGCGGCCAACCAATCTGCGGCCAGCTCGCAGGATGCGGCCAGCGCCGACGACATCCTCGCCGAGGCGTTCGGAGCGACCAAGGACGCCGTCAGCGACACGGCAGGAGCACTGTCCGAAGTCATCGACGCGATGGAAACCTACTACGGGTTCGCCATCAGCTCATCCGATGCGCAAGTCGACCTTGCGGACAAGATCGCATCCGCGAACGACACCATCGGGAAGAACGCCAAGACCCTCGACCTGAACACGGAAGCCGGACGCAAGAACCAGAGCGCGTTGAACGACATCGCCGACGCGGCGCTCAAATGCGCGAAAGCGCAAGCCCAGAACGGAGACAGCCTCAACGACATCTACCCGAACATCGACAAGGCGCACGACGCGTTCACCAGTCTCATGCAATCCCTCGGCAAAACACCGGAGGAAGCCGAGGCCGCCGCACAAGCCTACGGACTCACGCGCAAAGCGGTCGACGACCTCGTCGCCAGCCTGCAGAACACGCCGGATTCGAAAACCATCGAAGTCACAGTCACCGGCGACGCCGTTGCCAAATTCGAACAGGTCAAACTCGCGGCCAAGGAGACACCGGATGGCAAGCACGTCACCATCAGCGGAGACAACACCGACCTGATGAAAAAGATCGCCCAAGCCGCAAACGTGGAAATCGACCCGAAAACCGGCACCCTCACCCTGGACAGCGACCAATACATGATCGCCCTCGCCATCGCGAACGGAGCCAAAATCGACGACAAAACCGGCTACCTCAAAGGCGACAACTCCGACGCGATGAACAAATTCCTCCAAACCCAAGGATGGAAACTCAACGACAAAGGATTCATCGTCAACGCGAACGGCGACCCCGCCATGAGCGTGCTCGCCAACCTGAGCAACTACCAGATCGCCGACAAATACTTCCAAATCCACGGAAGCTACGTCGACGAATCAGGGGGCACATACTCATCCAGCGGATACCGTCCGAAAAACGCCACAGGCAACATCCCGACAGGAGCCACCGGCGGCCTCTACGACGGCAACCAATTCAGATACGCCAACGGAGGCTACGCCTTCAACGGCTACGTCGACCCGAAATGGGCGCCAGGCACCGCGACCAGCGACAGCGTTTACCTCGACAACGGCCGCATCGCACGAGGCGAATACGTCGAAAACGCGCTCGCCACCAGCTATTACGGCGTCGACTTCATGGACGCGCTGAACCGGCGCGCCATCCCACGCGAAGCCCTCACACCCACCAACACGCAAAACGTGTCAGTGACCGTGGACACAGCCAGCATCGTCGCCGCAATCACAAGCCTGCACGCCGACCTCGGCAACATCATCTCCGAACACGACGGAGGAGAAAACGTCACATATCGCGATCTCGTAAGGATGATACGCAAATGCATGCGCTGACGTACCGCAGCCACGACGGACACGCCGTCGACCTCTACTGCGAACGAACATGGACACCGAACCTCACCGAAATCAGATCCACACAATGGAACTACACACTCGGCACCAGAGGAATCACAGGATCCAGCAGAACCGCGACGGAAACCACCATAACCGTCACAACACTCAACCCCAACGACCTCGACCAACTCCAAGCACTGGCCGACACGGACGTCGAGGCGCTCTCACCCGGAACACTCACCATCAACAACGAATGGACGCAAAAAGCATTCATCGTCGGAACCAACGTGCAAACGCCAACACCCAGCCCAGCGCTCGCCGTCGTCACGTTCAGGATCGTGTTGTGCGACGGCCTGTGGCATCATCGTCTGCCGACGCAGCGGTTCGCCCCGATGGCCGCGGATTCGGGAAGCGTGCTTGACATGCCATATGATCTGCCAGCCGACCTGGCCTGTCCCAAAACGATCCAGCGGATTTCGAATCCCACGGTTTCCCCGTGCGGATTCGTCTGCAGGATCTTCGGACAGGCCACGAACCCGCAGTTCACCGTCGGTGGGAACCTCTACCGCTTCGACGACGTGACGGTGCCGTCCGACGGGTACATGACGGTCATAGGCACGCCATTGGAGAAAAGCATCAAGGTGACCGACGCGAACGGGGATGTGGCGGACTGTTTCTCCAGTGGGGCGCGAGGAGTCGGGAAGGGATGTGGAACATACTGTTTCGAGCCGATACCCTCCGGTGAGAACATCCTGACATGGTCCGGGGGATTCACCATCGAATTCGACTTGTACGAAAGCTCGGGGGCACCACCATGGTCGACGTTATCCTAGCCGACGCGAATATGAAACCGGTCTGCTGCTCCGCCGGCGCGGCCCTAGATTGGGCGGCGGGGAGCAGTGAGAACGATTTCGAACTGTCCATTCCGGGAACCGAATGCGAACTCGGATGGTATTTCTGGATCGACGGCACCGATATCGGAGGGCGAGTGACCGATCGAAGAAGCGTCGTATCGGGAACGACGTCGGACGTCTCATGGCTCGGAACGAGCTGGACCGGACTGTTGTGCGGGAAAATACTTTCCCCGGATCCGAAACAGGATTACCTCGTCGTTTCCGGCAGCCTGTCCGAAGTGCTTTCCTCGCTGGTCAAAAGAATCGGATTGGAGAAAGTGTTCACGGTGCGCGCCGGAACGAAGAACCCCACCCTGTCCGGATACAAATTCCAGAATCCACGCTACGTCGACGCCTACACCGGCATCAGTGCGATGCTGGAATCCTGCGGCATGCGATTGGACTTCACCGCCAAGGACAACCGCATCGTCATGTCCGGCCAGCCGGTACGCACCATCGACGGCACCTTGGATTCCGACCTAGTCGATTTCACCGCGGAGACATGCCATCGGACGGTGAACCATCTGATCGGCTTGGGACAGCAGGAACTCGCCAACAGGCTTGTGAGCGAATGGTACGCGGACAAGGACGGAAAGGTCTCGCAGAAGCAGACGCTTTTCGGTGTCGACGAAGTGGCAGAGATCTACGATTATTCGTGCGCTGAGATGCAGACGCTGTCCGACAATACGCGCAAACGATTGCAGGAGCTTCAGTCGGGCGGCAAGGTCGACGTGACCCTGCCGAACGATGCCGACTCGCTCATGCTTGGTGACGGTGTGGTCGTGTCTGACAGGAACTCCGGTCTGAGCCTGACCGCGAAGGTCACCAAACGCATCGCGAAGGTCAACGGCGGCATCCTCGACATCACATACGAGGTAGGCCAGCCGGACGATACCGAATCGTCGGGGAGCAGATCATCGGGATCGTCTGTCACGACGACGTCCGGCGGAACGTACACGGCGGGCAAGGGCATCGACATCGCCGGCAACGTCATCAGCGCGGAAGTCGCCAATGCAGACCTTGAATCATTCCGGACGCAATCGGACGCCAAATACCAAGTCAAGGGCTCGTACCTATCGGGTCTCTCCATCGGATCCGTGACGACGCTCCAGCCAGGCGCGTCAGCGTTGGCCACATTGACGGGCGCCGGCAGCGACAAGACCCTCGATCTAAGCATTCCACGTGGCGAGACAGGCGAGCGGGGACTGCGTGGAGAGACGGGACTGCCCGCATTGACCGCCGGCCGGACCTATTCCGGCTCATGGGATCTGGACGCGACATCGGTGTTCTCGGCGGACACGCTATGCCTCAACAGGATTCCGACGGTCGGTGAGAGATTCTTCGCACTGACCGGAGGTGGGAAGACCCTGACGTATTTCACGGTCTCTAAGGTCGACGTGGCGGACGTCACGATCAAATGCGTGAGCAACACGACGCTGACCGGCAGCAAAGGAGACAAAGGCGAGAAGGGAGACCCTGGCCCACAGGGCCCGAAGGGACCTCCCGGCAACAGTGCGGGCATGACCGACGAGGAGATATTCCTTATCGCATGGCCGGTCGGAAGCATCTACATGTCCGGAACGGCCATCGACCTTGCCGGGACTTTCGGTGGAACCTGGGTGGAACTGCCGTCGACCGGCCCATTCATGTATCAAAGAACAAGTTAGAAGGAGGCTTTCCGTATGGGAAGGCAGACCGGTTATTCGAAACTGACGTGCGACAGGTGCGGCAGAACGGCGTTTCTGCAATCCGGAAACGCCGACGCTCAATCATGGTACGACGTCAACCATCTGACATCCGCCTCGGCGGCTTCGGCCCAACCGCCGAGCACATACACGCTTTGCGGGGACTGCTATAAGGCGTTCCAGTCTTTCGCCGCCACAGCGGACGTGGAGTTCGAGAAATGGGTGAAGGACGCCGAAAGGGAGGGGCAGTCATGACGATTGAACTTGTGGATGGCAAAGCCGGAACCGCGCATATCAGCAGCGAGGATAAAGCGATAATCCACCAGGCTAAATTCGGCGCCGGCGACATGGTGTTCGAATGGGGCGACGCGATGTCGTGCACCATGCAGTCGGCGAACAAGGCCGTCATCGGTACAGGGTGCGCGTCGATCCAGGGATTGGATTGGCATATCACCAATCCTGAGACCGTCACGATACAGTCCGGGTCGAGCGGCAAGAACCGCAATGACATCATATGCGTGCATTATCACCGCGAGACGTCAACTGGTGTGGAAAAAGTGGAACTGGTGGCGTTCAAGGGCGTTCCTAGCGATGGCGCGGCCGTTGATCCGACGATACCATCCGCGAAAATTCTTAACGGGGCCGCGGATGCGTACATGCCGCTCTGGCGTATCCCGCTGACCGGCATCACTGCCGGAACGCCAGTGCGTTTGTTCAATAAACGGTATGCTTTGTGGGATTCCGTAACCCAGACGCTTATCGACTGCCAGTATGGCAAGGTGACGGGCGTGAAGACCGGGAATGTGGTGCAAATCCTCGTGGAGTGGCAGAGCGCTGCCACGGCATCATGGGGTTCCGGCGATTTCGGCGTCCTGCCGGCTGGCTGGCGTCCATTGATTACGACGAGGTGGGCGTACAGTGGGCGTGACGGTGGCAGCCAACGAGATTTCACCATACTGCCGGACGGCAAATTCACCTACAGGAATCTTGGTGGCAGCCAGAACGGAGAAGGTTTCGTCACATCCGCCTCGTACATCACGGCCTAAACCGTCGCGACCGGGAACGATACGCTGCCGGCATGCCATGTGTTTGCGGGAATGGTCGCATCACGCGATGTGCGGAAGGAAACCGTGTTTCCAGCAACGTACAGAAAACGATTCTCCATATGGTCTTCATAGGAATTGTCTACGAACTCGTTGAAGCCTTCACTGGCGGACTGCACGTCCATGCTTGCTAGAGGCACTCCATTCCACGCCTTATTGCCGAAAGTCCCTTTGTTGACCCACCGGCAGTAGACGGTCGCCAAACCATTGACGACGCATCCACTGATTGTGAATTCCGGGTCGGAGGTCAGTTTCGTGAAATGAATCGGGGTTACGGAAAGCTAGCGGATTGGGTATGTGACGGTTCCGGCGCACTGTTGGCTACTGCCTATCGAACCGAAGTTAGCAATTCGGATGACACCGTTCGTTTGAACAATCAACAGTCGCGCGGTCTGACCGTTGGTCACGCAGCACATGCCGTTGACTTCAACCGGAGGCCAATACTCTCGCGGCAGAACGTACTTGCACTGTTTCGCATCCCAACTGCCAGCACCAATCGCGCCGCTGAACTTCACGAATATCAACGTTCCGGTTTTGATGACGGTGAACCCTTCGCCGTCATACAGGGTTACGGAAAGCTACTAAAAATGGATTTCCACGATTCCACCTGTGACAACAACTTCAGGACCGACGAGCAGATTGACTGTCCCATCAGGTGCAATCGATACTTGGACCGAACGTTGCAGGTATGACGGGTGGATGAATGGAATCGCCACTGTCGTTCCGGACGACAGTGTGGCTCTGCCATTCAAGGACTTGATCGCATTCGGGTTAGACACCCTACCGATTGGGTATATTCCGCCATTACTGTTGCCGTTGCCGTTGCCAAATGGGAGGGTTACGGAAAGCTAGCGGATTGGGTATGTGACGGTTCCGGCGCACTGTTGGCTACTGCCTATCGAACCGAAGTTAGCAATTCGGATGACACCGTTC